AAGCCAGCACAGACCGAAAAGTTCAAAATGGACTTCAAGATGTTGGGCTACTTCAGCACCGTCAAGGGTGAGATGAAGAAGCTGCTCGACGACGACGATAAGCGCTATTACGAGATCCTGGCGGCCAACGGGTACACGACCAGTAAGGAAATCCGAACGCGCGATGAAGCCGAGCGCATCTACAGAGAATTGAAGCAGGTGGTTAAGGATGAACTTGCGAGGGCTACAGCGTGACGGAGCGGCAAAAGGCGAAGCTTGCGGCTGTCCGCAAGAAAAACGGCCAACGGGCCAACGCTGAGCGAAAGGCGCGTGGGCAGAAAGACATCACGTTTTACAAGGGCAAATATCGACGATATTGATCTTCGCTTGCGCCTGTTTGATCCTCTAGCATTCAGGCGCAGCAAAGGACCCCAGCGCTTCGGAAGCGTGCCAACAGCTTGCAGTTCGCGTGACACCGCCGGGACGCTGGGGATTGAGATTGAGAAGGAGAAACGATGGCAGAAGTAGCTCTATTGGCAGAATATGAAGCTGTAGAAATTCAGAGATTGTCACAGGCCATAGCTGACAGTCGAGTTAACATGCATCAGGCCGAAGAACGGCTCCGCAGGGCCTGCGCTGACCTCGATATGTTCCTGTGTTCGCTTAAGAAAAAAGCTAAGCCTGCTAGGGCAACGCGCAGCGACAAGGGAACGAAGCGCAAGACAGAAGAGCAGCGCGAAGAGGACAGGCTTCGCAATGATCTGGCGCATGGAACCGAGGAACGATGACGGAGCCGAAGATGATTCTGATTGACAAGCGCTGCGACTGCTGCAGCCAGCCTCTCGCGACCGAAGAGTTTTTCGACCATATGACAATCACTCAAGGTGGCACCTACACGACGTGGGAAATCTGCGGAACCTGCGCCAAGGAACTGTTTGAGCGCTTCGAGCGGGAATTCGCGTACACGCGGAATCGTCGAAGCCAAGTCAAGGAGGAAGTGGATGCCACTACCAAAGCCTAAACTGATCGGCAAGCGGGAGTACGTGCCGATTCTTTCGGAAACCGAACGGCTCGCCTACGTTGCGGCCCATCGCATCCTCACAGAGCGTCCGTATACGGATCGATTGGCGGCGCCAGGCGGCCGGCGTACGGCCGTGGTGGATTCGATTGCCAGTGTACTGGTGCAGGTGTTCGGCGGCCGGGAACTGGAGAGCGGCAAATGAGTAAGTCTTTCCGCGCGGCTCAGGTGATCAGATGTCCCTTTTGTTACTCTGGATCGTCTCCTATTCACGTGGGACACTCTGTTATGGTTTGTCAGCCTTGTGGAAATACTTTTCGCGTGGTGCACGCCGATAAGGGCAGGACTGGCATGAGTCTGGGGCGGAAGATCGAAGAAGTAGTAGTTTGGCAAAAGAATGAGCAGCCATCATGACCAGCCGCAGGAATCCGCGAGCGGATGCCAATCAGGTTGACGTCGTGAAGGCCCTGCGTCAGGCCGGATGCGCTGTACAATCCCTCGGCAGGGTGGGCAATGGCTGTCCTGACATTTTGGTGTGCCGCGGGGAGCAATTGTGGCTAATGGAGCTCAAGGATGGCACTTTGCCGCCATCCAAGCGCAAGCTGACGTCCGCTGAATACCGATTCCATGCTAAGTGGCCGGCTTACATTCCGATCGTGCATAGCGTTGCGGAAGCTCTGGCAGTAGTGGGCGTGAAAACTTCGGTGTGATTATGGGCTTCCCTCCGCATTGGTTTTGGTGTAAACTTGAAGCTGGTTCGCCGCCTTGCGCGGAATACAAAACGGAGGCTAAGGGCTGGATGCCACTACATCCGGCCCAAGGCCACGCCTTAGTGGGGGCAACATGTTACCTTTCGAGTGGGCACGTCTAAACGACATCGCCCGAGACATCCTGAGACTCTTTCACTGGTTCAAGCGGCGCGGCATGAAGATCTTCCTGCGCCAAGGGGAAATTGCGCGGCGCGTCGGCTGTTGCCGGGCGACCGTTAACCGCTGGTTGGACAAGCTCATTGAGCGAGAATTCCTGAAGCTGGATCGGCGCACCCCTAGATTCTGCTCGTATGTGCTTGTTACACCACCTGTTACATCATGTGTTACATCACAGAGCGTTTATCCTTTAAGTGAATCTATTGATCGAAGAGAACGGCAATTCCTCCGAAGAAAACCGCCCCAACACGAACGCAAACCCTCCGTAGATTGGTGGGCCGTCGAAAAACTGGTACGCGGCGGGATGGAGTACGAAGCAGCTAAGCTGGCGGCGACATCATGATTGGGATTTTGTTCGCTCAAGAGCAAGTGGCTCGTCTGCTTGGTCTGAAGTGTTTCGTTTCTAACGAGCACAAGGCATCCGCCATAACGGAAATGGAAAAGGCTATGCAGACGGCGCACAACATAGCGGCGGCGATGGCCTTCGCGAACGATTGGCTCGCTGAACAGAATGAATGGCCTACGCCGGCGCAGATCCGCCAATTGCTTTTTGAGGCGCACCAAGGCCGACAGGAATACAGGCCGGATGCCGAGACGTACGCGCCAGATCCACTACATTGCAAGCGCTGCCAAAACTTCGGTGCCTACGGCGGTAAAATCGGCACAAAGTACGACGGGGAATGGAAATGGTGCGACTGTGAAGCGGCCATCGAAAAGCGGCGTGTAGAGCCAGACCTAGTGGTGCTAGCAAACGAAACGCGCAATCGGCTCATTGAGATAATATCCAAGTCTCCAAAGATGATCGGTCGCAGTGGTCCGCGATCCAACGTCATCCGCACAATCGCGGCGATTTCCAATGAGGATTATCATGGCGAATTCTGATCGACAGAGGAAAACAGCATGACCACACAAGTTCCGCAAAACCGACTATACGTGGAAACGAATGCGCTCTGCGAAGGAGCCAATGGAGATTGGATATTTGAGGCTTACGACGGAGATGAACAGAGTAGCGAAGAGTTCCTGGCGGCTGTAGTGCTGATGATCGCTCAGTCCGATGATCCAGAACGACGATTGATCAAGTTCATGCGCACGATGGCCGACACTTTTGAGAGGCAGCTTGCATTGAGGAAAACAGCATGACAGGCAAACGAGAGCATTTGGCAAGCTTGGTTGTCGCCCCGGATATCCTGCCAACGCGGCGGTTATCGCAGCGGTCCCTTGACGATCCTGCTCCGCGTCAAGAGTTTTGGTACAGAGCATCAGGGCAGACCTACGCCGCAATGCCCGACGAATGGGGTGAGTCTCGTGGTGTTGGTAGAACGGATGTCCATATCACGCAGTATCAAGTGTTGAAGCGGACCGCCAAGGGAGTTTGGCTGTACAATTTTGGAGACCGAAAATTTGTTCTGGCGTCCGCGCGTAAACAGTTCGCATCGCCCACGGAAGCAGCGGCTTGGGAAAGCCTGATCCACCGTAAAAAGCGGCAGATAACAATTCTCACAAACCAACTAGAAACTGCCAAACTGATTATGCATTTGGCGGAGGCGGCGGCAGGCGGGTCAAAGCAAAAGGAGGCAAGTGAATGCACATCTGGAAAATTGAGGACGATTTGGTGATGCGCAAAGGACAAGTGATAGCAGAGATCTATCGTGAAGACGGGAAAGTGGGCTGGCGTGGTCTAGGAATGCATCGCGAGAACTTCAAGCAGGATGAGGGGATGATGGAGCGTATCCTAGAGGACGTTAAGTACTTTCATCGCTACAATCCGCCGAAGTTGACGCTGACCTTTGCCTCCGGTAGGAAGGCGGTTTATCGATGATCAGCGAAGCGAAACTGCGGGAGATTGAAGCGCGAGAAGTTCAGGCGATGAGCAGCGATTCCGACATTCCTGCGCTCACCAAGGCGCTCAGGGAAGCGGCGGAGATCATCGGAAATATGAGAGATCTGCATATCTGGTATCCGTTAGCAGATGAGTGGCTTCGCGAATGGCGTGGCGAGACCGAGTAGAGGGAAGCATGAGCGGCTACATCGTAATTTCAGGACACATCGTTGGCAACCAAGAGCGTGGCTTTGTGACCGTTTGGGAATCCGATCTCGAGGAGAAGCACACTGTTTCCGCTGCGATTTCTCACGGATTCCGAACGGTTGGTTCGGATGACTTCCGCATTGGTTTGGTGAAGTTTGGAGCACTGCGCCAGTTGCAATTCATGGAGGAAGCGCCGCGCTACTTCGATGAACTTGAATACACGGCTGAGCAATTGGGGCTGCGTTGCATTCGCAGTTCGATTGACGATGGACCACCATTGAAGGGGGCCAGAAAACGAAGCCGTGCCATTAGCGGTAGGCATGGCGAGAGCGAGAAACAAGGGGAAGCACATGAGCGCAAGACTTAACGAAATCTGTCTGGACAAAAGCGATTCAATCATCATCAGACCGTTTTCTAACTATGAGGGATCGCTTCATATCCGCCTGACTGCCAGCGGAAAACTAGAAGTAGCAGGACCCGTCAATTGGAACAAACGCACCTTCATTGTATGTCCAGAGGGTTGGGTTGAAACCGCTGAGTCAAAGAAGTTGGCACTCGAAACCGCCCGCGCCAAACTCGCCAATTCCACAGGACTACCACGGAAGAGAAAGCCTGAGGCATGAACGATATATCTGCTGAGACTCGCGAAGTGGAGAGAGAGTTCAATCTCGATGATCGGTTTCACGCCGTGCAGACCCTGGTTCACGCAATGGACTATATCCGCCTCAGTGATCATAAAATGCTGGACCGGGTTAACGCCAACGAAATCCTAGCGGACGGTATCAAGAACGCGATTGATGGTCGCGCAACCGGGTTTGAGCACCGCACAGTTCGACACACGTATCGGAATGCCCGCGACGGCGCGAAGCTTCCCGCAGCCAGAGATCGACGATGTGAACGCTGCGGGGCAGTGGATGCGCCGTACTTCACTCATTGCTACTATCACGCACCCCCACGGCTGGAAGCGCGCACGCTCCAATCGACGGCAACAGAACGCGCGGAAGGAAGCTCGAAAGCAAAGAAGGAGAAATGATGGACTGGTATCCAATTGAAACAGCGCCTAAGAGCACACCCGTATTACTGTGGGCACGAGGATGGTCGATTGAACTTGGGATCTACTTCGGAAATCAGCGCGGAGAAGAAGGCTGGCACCACTGGGAAGGAAGCCGCAAATTCTTCTCGGAACCAACCCACTGGATGCCACTTCCAGATCCTCCAAGCGCGAAAGAAGCAGCAGTAGATCCTCCGAAAGGGGCAGAATCAGAATGATGGCTAGACAAAAAGTGTTGTACGCGGTTTCGTTTCTATTGTCATGTATGGCCGCTGTTTTTGACGTGCGAGTGTTGGATCATCCAATCGGATACATGTGCTGCTTCTTCAGCGGCTACCTATTGGCCTTCGCGCGAAAACCCAAAGGGGCAGAGGTAACAGAATGAGCGAACAGAGGTCGGCGGCGGAAGTGGTTCTGGAAGTATTCGAGGCGATTGAGTCAGAGTTCAGCATTGAACCGCCAATCCCCAAGGAGATAACAAACTTACTCCATTCCAGGTTTACGGCCCTTGTTGAATCGGAACGATCCCGAGCGCGTGCGGGTTTCACCTACCCGCATATGTGCCGAGACGGGCATCCTGAAATCGGCCACAGCGACAATAGCAGCGAGATGTGCCCATTGTGCCGAGCGCGTGCCGCAGACTATCCGTTGGATGCATCGTGCATGGATGTGGCCGACATCCTTGTTGACGAATACGCGCCCAACTGGTGCCCAGACCTTGCCAAGCCAGAGGCTCGGGAAAACCGCAACGAACTGAAGCGGCGGATAGGCAACGTGCTCTCATTCCAACGCGAGCAACTCAAAAAAGAGGCGCGTGCAGATGTGGCGGAACGCGATAAACTGCTGGCGGAAGTTCGCCGACAAGCCGACCAACTTGGCGAGAGATACCGAATCGCGGCGGCGGGACCGGGCCGTGAGTTCACGGCTGCGCTTGTGTGTGGAATCGGAGACAAGGTATCGGAGGTTGTGGCGGAACTGGTGGAGGCGCTGAAGAGCGTCATTGACGCGCCGACAAGTGGATCGATTGACGTGATCACAGCGAGAAACGCTACGTTTCGGCGGGCGCGTGCCGCACTTGCCAAGCACTCCGAAGTGGAAAAGGTATGAGCAACACCAGTAAAATGCCATGGCCACCGCCTGAAGGATGGCCGGATTGCATGATTTGCAAGGATGAAGGAGTCTGGGGTGGTGGGGTACAGCCATTTCACTGGTGCGGATGCATCAGGGGCCGCGTGAGGGCGGCTACAGAGCCATCGTATGTGTCGGATGCAAACGCTGAATGGCAACGACTGAGGGATTTGGAGATTCGATGATGCTGCGCGGCAGGCCCGGAGATCTAGATCGTCATACACGCGAGGTGAGGCTTGCGGTCGGCAAGCCAAACGATATTGAACGCAGCGAGATTGTTACGGCCATTATGAAGCATCGCGACGCGCTTGGCGAACGATTTGAGATTCTGGAGGTAAAAGCCGGTGCCCTGCTTATCCGGCGAGGAGGGCATTACGATCGAACCCATGAAGCATGGACGTGGCTTAAAGCAATCAGCTATTTAGGGAGCGAAGATGTTACACGGCTATTTGCCAAATCCTGCTGACTGGCGGATTGCGGCAGACCGGGCGCGGCGGACCAAGTATCAGCGCGCGGAGGCCCAGAGGAAAGCTTCGCGAGATGATGCCGGCAAGCGCTGGGAACGCGATGAAGAGCTGCAAAAGGAGCGGGAAGCAAGCGCTAACGTAAAGATTCGATTGACGCGAGAGGACATTATGGGGCAGCATGGACAAGGATTCTGAATCATGAGAAGAAGCCCTAATAAACGCCGCGACCAATCCACGCACAGGTTGGCTTTTATCGGAACTGAGCGACTGACAGGATTTGGTAGGCATATAGCTGATGTCGGGGCGATGACGCCGATGCAAATTGCCCTAGCTGATCCGCGTAATGATGTGCGGTTACCAGAACCGTGCAAGGTGCTTGTAAAGGATGGCGAGGTCACAGAAGAGGGCAGGCGTCGAGGAATCAAGCTATGACCCAAGGAATGCTATTCGAGCAGCAAGCACCAGCCAGGCGCACAGACCCGGAAACAGCGCACGAAGCAGCCGCCGAGAATCAGGACGTCAGGACATCCACAAGGCGAGAAGTGCTTATTTATCTACAATTTTGCCGCCAAACCGGTGCGACAGATTATGAGATTTGCGAGGCTTTAGGCATACTTAGGACGTCAGCCGGCAAGCGGCGCCACGAACTTGTAGCGCTCGGGCTTGTGGAAAACAGCGGGCAGCGGCGACAAACCGATACCGGCTCAACAGCGATCGTGTGGAGGGCTAAATGAAAGTGGACGAATTTTGTGATGAATTGGTGGTGGCCGCCTCAGACTTCATTGATGCTGCGCTGGACGATCACGAGGGGCCTACCGTTTCCAAGGAATTCAGCCAATCGCGGGAGAAGCTGGTGTCATTGATAACTCAGTGGGTGCGGGGCGACGTAGCGCGAACGCTCAACACCACGACTACAGACTGCGATGAGGGGAGCGCCAATCCAAAATGATATGGGAAAGAAAATGCGCAAGATGTGGGTTTGTGCGGAAGTTTAGCGGACCAGTGGCACTATTGCCTTGTCCTGGCTGCATAAAGCGATTCGATCCACCAACAGATGGTGAAGGGACAATGAAGCTCAGTGACGTAGTACGCGAATACCTTGAAACTCGCGGCCCTGGCCAGCACCGTTTGATTGACGGATTCGCTTGGGTTTCAGAAAGGTGCGCAGAACTCGGGATTACGGCCACAGACGACGAAATCAAGCGCGAGTTTCGCGATGTCGCAGGCTACCCATGACTATCACACTTGCAGAATCAAAGCTTTAGGAGTACGATTGATTCTCTAAAGTAGAAATTCCTTAGATATGGCGAAACGTGGACGGAAGCCTGGTACCCCCAAGACCGGCGGGCGCAAAGTCGGAAGCAAGAGCAAGCATGTCTTGGCACTGGAGCATCGCGATAACCCGCTAGTGCTGTTGTCGAGCAAACGAATTGAGCAAATCCTAACCAACACATTGCCTTGTAGTGTTTGCCGCGGAACCAAGGAAACGCCCTACGAGCTCCCAGCGGGAAGCCACGCAGCGGTGTGCAGATCCAGAATAGGCGCAGAATGCTCATGCCAGGGGATTGGGCAGCGGCCGTGTGCATCCTGCAAGGACGGATTCGAGCAGCTTTCGCCAGAGGTTATTGCAAAGGTGGCTATGGCGGTGCGCGAAGAGGCATACCCCAAGCTCAAGTCTATTGAGCACAAGGGAACTGTAAACGTTGATTTGATGGCCCAGAAGATCATCGCAGCCCGTAAAGCGCGAATGCTGCAGCAATGAAAATCCCCCACCGATTCAAAAGATTGCTGCTCACGAGCATCACCATTCTAGTGTTCCTTCTGGTGGCTTGGTTAGCAGGTAGGTATGTCCCGTGACTGAAGCAGCGGAACAACTCGATTTGACGATCCAAGCGGGGTTGTATTGGGATAACCCGCTCGGATTCGTGTTGGATTGCTTTGAGTGGCCCGAAGGCGAGGGTCCTGATGAATGGCAGCGGCGGTTCCTAGAAGATTTTGGGAGTGCGATTAGATCGCGGTCTTTTGACCCCACTGTGCCCGAGCCGGTTGACCCGGTAAGAATGGCGGTCGCCAGTGGGCACGGAATCGGTAAATCCACGCTTATGTCGTTTGTTTTCTGGTTCATAATGTGCACCAGACCAAACGCTAAGGGCCGCGTCACGGCTAATACCTTCAGCCAGCTCGAGACGACAACATGGGCGGAGATTCAGAAGTGGGGCAAGCGCTGCCGATTCAAGGATTGGTTCGAGGTTGGGGCCTCTAAGATCTATCACAAGGAAAACAAAGAGGGTTGGTTCGCTGTCCCGCTGACTTGCGCAGAGGAGAACAGCGAGGCGTTCGCTGGCCAGCATAATCGCGAGTCGACCAGCTTCTATTTGTTCGATGAATCGAGCTTGATACCCGATACGATATGGGAAGTTGCCGACAATGGACTTACCGACGGTGAGCCGATGTGGTTTGCCTTCGGGAACCCAACGCGCAATACGGGCAAGTTTTATGAGGCCTGTTTCGGTGATTGGCAGCATCGCTGGAATGCGCGATCAATCGACAGTCGAGACTGCAAGTTTCCGAATCACCAACTCCATGAAGAATGGATTGCAGATCACGGGCTCGAATCGGATTTCGTTAAGACGAGGATTCGAGGATTGCCGCCGTCACAGGCTGAAGGGCAACTCATCAGCCGTGAGTTGGTGCAAGAGGCGCAGCATCGGCGTGTGGAAACACTGATGGATGAGCCATTGGTGGCCGGCGTAGACGTGCCTGACGGTGGGTCGGCATGGTTCGTGATTAGATTTCGCCGCGGGCTGGACGCTCGGCCTGGACCGCGCGTACCTTCGCCAATCAGAATTGCCGGTTCAAAGGTGGATCGGCCACAAATGATCGCTATCTGTTCGCAGGTGTTGAGCGAGCAGCATCCCGACAAGTTTGTGGATGCTATGTTCATCGATTCGGCCTTCGGTGCAGCCATTGCGGAGCGTCTTAAGTCTTTGAAATACGATAATGTTCACGAGATTAGCTTCGGTGGAAAGTCGCCAGATGAGCGGTTCGGGAATATGCGTGCGTTCATGTGGGGAAAGCAGATGAAAGATTGGCTCAGCAAGGGCGGAATCGATCCCGAGGATAAGAATTTGGTTAGGCAGTTGTCGGCGCCTGGGTTTCACCTGAAAGTTGGCGGCGATGGGGCGTTGATTGTCGAGAGCAAGGCTGACATGGCGAAGCGTGGTATCCCGAGTCCGGACGACGGGGACGCGTTGGCGCTTACTTTCGCGCGTGCAGTGGCCAAAAAGGAAAGAGCGCAGGTTGTGGAACATCCGCAAAGACACAGCCCAGACGCATGGATGCGTAGCATTTAGCGAGAATTGGAGTATACTGCCTTGGTGACACATTCACGATCATGATGACAAGAAAGACGCTCCTTCGCGTACTGCTGGCGATTAGACTCTTTGAGTCTAGCCGAGCATCCGACGCATATTACGCACTTCCACGAAAATTCAAACGCGGCTATCTGTCGCCGATACACGTTTGGATATTTCGTCAGAACCTGCGCACGTTGTCGGAAGTTCTGCGGCCCTACCTGCGGCAGTTCATGCAGTCGGACGGTCGTCAGAAGATCGGCGATAAGATCCATATTCGCAAACCAGCGAGGTATGTAGCCTGATGGGTAAACAAGATTCAAAATTCGACCACTTGCGGCCGCGCATCGATGTAACCGAGTTCACGCCCTACTATGAGGATCGCGTCATGGTGCGCCGCATTGCGCATCCGGTAACGGACGGCTCGCTGTACCTACCTGAGAAGCGAAACACGATTGGCGAAGGCGACTACGACCTTGTTGAGCTGCAATTGGGCGAGGTTGTAGCGCTTGGGCCTGGTTCCTCGGGGATCTGGAAGGATGGGGAGATCCGAGGGCATGGAGAGCACGCGCAGCAGCAGCCAGGGTATCCAAAAGCTTTCAAATCCGGCGGGCGCCTGCCGTTTCAGGTGAAGATTGGCGACAAAGTGCTGTATCATCGAGTTCACACGAACGAAGTGGTCCACGAAGGCGAGACGTACACGCTGCTTTTCGAAGAACAGAACATCCTGGCGGTTGTGGAGCAATCACAAAGCGAAGTATTTCGCGAGGTCAACGAAATGATGGATGCATGGGCTAAAACATGAACTCAAACGGAAACATGATCGTCGACCGCACCCGCGCAGTCTCGGGACACCTGATTGAGCCTTCGGGCTCTTCGCCATTCTTCGGATGGTTGGATTCGCAAGGGGGATTTTGTACCGTTCGTGTTGAGAATGTGATGGCGATTACGCCGGCGGATCGCAGCGACCGAATGCAGGTGATCTTGGGCACCGGGCAAAGCGTTGCGCTTCCCGTCGAGGATGGCTTGCGGCTGATGAAGCGATGTGGCTGGACGGAAGGGAAGAGGATTCAACCGTAATGCCACTCAAAAAAGGAAAATCAAAGGCTGCGTTCGTTTCTAACGTCAAGACTGAGATTGGCGCGGGGAAACCGAAGAAACAGGCGCTCGCGATTGCCTACTCTCAGCAACGTCGTGCGGGAAAGCGGACGAACAATGCGCTGGAGCGGGCGGCTGGCTACTGATTGCTTGCGGTACTCGGCCTCAAGCGCACGTTGCGCTTCGCGGATTGCGAGACTGACGTTGCAGGCCATGACGAAAAGATGAGCACCTCCAACATTATGCTACAGATCCTAGGAGATTTGTGATAGCATTCCAATAACCGTGAGAGGCGTACGCCCGGGCTTTGCTGGTTCAACTCCAATTTCCCGCTGCCCGGGCGTCAAAAGTTGTGATCCACGTCGTGATGACGTTGAATGTCAATAGAACGAGACGAAAGCTTTTTCGATAAGGCGCAGCGGCGGTTCAAGGCCGCTGTCGACGCTTGGAAACCCATCTATGATGAGATGGACATCGATCTCAAGTTCGCCACCGGGGACCAATGGGACGAAGCGGTAAAAACCAATCGCGAAACACAGCAAGGCCGTCCGACACTCACCTTTGACGTTCTCCACACCAATATTCAGGTAGTCGCCAACAAGATCCGCCAAGACAAGCCGGCCATCAAGATAAGTCCGGCGGGCGGAGGCGCCAAGCAGGAAACCGCCAAGGTCTATGCGGGCATCATTCGCCACTGGAATTACCTGTCACAAGGCGATATCGCCCGCGACACGGCTTCGAAGTATCAGCTCTCGGGCGGAATCGGGTTCTACCGCGTCGCCACGAAGTACGTCAACCCAGATCCATCGCCAGATGACGCCGATGCCTTTGATCAGGACGGAACGACCGAATGGATTCGTGACCCGAAGTCGGTTTACTTCGATCCTGATGTGGAGCAGCCGCAGTTTAAGGATGCCGGTTACTGCTTCATTATCAAGTGGATGTCCTGGGAGAAATACAAGGACAAATATGGCGACCGAAGCGATGCGAGCTGGGAAACATGGGACCAATCGGCACCGCTTCTGCGACCGTGGGCCAATGAAAAGGAAATAGCAGTAGCAGAGTATTGGCATAAAGAGACCACTAAAACTGAGATCAATGTTAATGGGAAGAAACGCATCAAAACCACCACCGTTGTGAAGCAGGACTTCATGAACGGAATCGAGGTGCTTTCGTCGACGGAATGGCTGACGGACGACATCCCCATCATTCCGGTGCTCGGTGAGGAAACCATTGTAGAAGGTAAGTTGAAAATTGCAAGTCTGATCCGCTACGTGCGTGACGCGGCGAAACTGCGAAACGGCTACAAGTCGGCGATTGCGGAAAACATCGGACTCACGAACCGAGTGCCGTACACCGGGCCGCGCGGCATGTTCAAGGGGCCAGGCTGGCGCGACGCTCACCTGACAAACCCTGCGTATCTCGAATGGGATCCGGTTTACGATACAAACGGGCAGCTGATCCCAGCCAAGCCAGAGCGAAACCCCATTGAGCCGGCTGTTCAGGCGCTCACCGAATCGGCGGCGGTTGAATCTGACGACATCAAGTCTGGAATGGGTATTTTCGATTCAAGCATTGGGGCGGCCAAGGCCGAATACAGCGGGGTTTCCGTTGAGCGGCGCACCCAGCAGGCTGATATCACGAATTTCCATTTCAGCGACAACTTGACCCGTGCAATGTGGGTTGAGGGGAACATCCTGCTCAAGCTCATCCCGAAACTGATCGACACGCCACGGGCGATGAAGATCATGGATGAGGACGGTACGATTTCGGAAGTTGCGATCACAATGGCTCTGAATGACGGTGAGCCGCCGATGGTCGATGGAATCGATCCCAAGGATCATCACAGGGTCGACGTGGGGCGATATTCCTGTACGGTGAGCACCGGTCCGACCTGGGACACGCAGCGTAAGGAAGAATATGAGACGTGGATGGAGTTTCTCGCGAAAGCTCCTGAACTGGCTCCTGCGTTTCTGCCGGTGGTTCTGAAGTGGTCGGATACGCCAGGCGCCGACAAACTGGCCGAAATCGCTGGCGCACTCGCTCCGCCAGCGGTTCAGGCGATTCTGAAGGGCGAACAGGCCCCGGATCCGCAAGCTCAGGCGCAATTGGCGGCGGCATCTCAGCAGATGCAGGAACTTCAGGCTGAGAATATGAAGCTTAAGTTCGATGCGGCGGCTAAAACGCAAGAACTGACGATGAAGCATTCGACTCAGATTGAAAGCAACGTCGTCGATCTGCTAAAGGCTGAAATCTCTTCCAAAAACAAGGAAACAATCGAGATGGTTCAGCAGCAGTTCGCCGCCTTTGGGCAAATGCTTGAAATGTGGCAGGGGCACGCCGAAATGGCTCAACAGCACGAGCACGACATGGCGAAAGGCCAACAGCAAATCGACGCTGCGCAGCAGGCGCAAGCCTCAGATCAGGTACACTCGACTATGCAACAGCAGGCAGCCGCGGAACAACAGCAATCAGAAGGAGCAGGACAATGAAGAAACTGACTTTCGCAATTCTCTTGATAGTGGCCGCTGCGCTTCCCGCGCGCGCCCAGGTAGCCCGTACCTGTTCAGCAGGTCCGGTTGACGCTAACCGGCATGTTGCCGTTAAGGAAACCACGCTTTCAGGGGCAGCTGAGAAGATCACGGTTCAACAGGCCTCCGGAAATGCGTCAAAGCGCGTAACGTTCGAGTGCATCGATGTGCGCTGCTCGATTGCCTGTGAGATTTTCTTCTATCAGAATGGCGCGGCAGCGACGACAACAGCGTTAACGATCAGCGATATCAATCTGAGCCCGTCATCGACTGCGGCGGCATTTTCTTCAAGCAATGGAGGCGGAAGCACTGCGTATCGGGCGGCATATCTTGAATCGGCGGGTACCGTCGTCTTTGACGCAACAAACGTGTTTCTGCCGGCCAAGGCGGGGGCTACGGCCAACTTCAGCGTAGGGACGGCTTCGATGACCGGAACCGTCCGTATCCAGATCCAATGGATAGAAAATTGATGACAAAGGACGTTTCTGTGTTATTGTTTCTGAAAGGGATACATGGCTGAAGGGACCGTTGAGAGCACCAAACCGCAAGACGCCAAGACATTCGCGGACTTTCAAGCCTCTCCCGAGGTACAACAGATTTTAGGGGTATCGCCGACCAGGGGTAAACCCGAACCGGCGTCACCGGCATCGCCAGCCGTTGAAAAAAAGGCGGATGACCCACCTGAACCTGAAAAGGTTGAAGCCACTGCTACCCCAGGTGAAGCAGACGACAAAGCAAATCAGGTTAAGAGAGATCGAAGCGCTGAAGGGCGCGTCAGAGAGGCTTTAGCTAAATCCAAAGCTGCCGAAGAGCGGGCCGAGCGGCTCGAAAAAGAGCTTGAAGAATTGCGTAAGGGGACTCGCAAACCCGAGGAAACCGTTAAAACAGAGGTAGCCAAGGAACCAGCGAAAGATGGTCCGCCGAAATTGGCGGATTTCACGGGCGATTCAAAGTACAAGACGTACGATGAAGCGCTCGAGGCCTACCATGACGCGCGTGATGAGTTTCGCGATCGCAAGGCCAGCGAAAAGGCAGCGGCTGAGAAGGAAGCGGCGGAAGCCAAAACCAGAAAAGCCGAAATCGATAAACGCTTGGAACCTGCGAAAGCGAAGCATTCGGATTGGCAAGAGAAGCTTGACGAGACAGCAGCCAAGTATCCAGAGTCTGCAAATATCGGCATGGAAGCCGGATTAAAAGACTGCGATGATATGGGCGAAATGATGTACCACTTCGCGACTCATCACGATGAGTTTGAGAGGGTGGTATCAATGGAACCCAAAGCTGCGTATCGGGAAGTTCTTCGAACCGAAATCCGATTGGGCGCGAATCAATCTTCAGAACCTGATAAACAAGAGCCAGTTGTTTCGAAAGCTCCAGCACCGGCGGAACGGATCACCGGCGGAGCCCGCGGGAGCGAAATTACTCCGGACAAAGCGCGAAGCCAGCGTGAGTTCGAAAGTAACTCGGAAGTCCAGCGGATTTTGAAACAAGCACGTTAACCCCGACTGTCGCGAGATAGACGGGCAACCGTAGTCGCAGAGCCTTTTTGAAGGCATGATTGCGGTTCTAGCGTCGTGAGACGCGAGGAGATCGCCCATTATGGCGAACGCGCTGCTTACCAGCCAGGTCATCACTCGTATGCCCTTGGCGGTTCTGAAGAACAACACTGTCGCAATTCCGCAGATGACGCGGGATTACGATAAAGAATTCGGCAAAAAGGGCGACAAGATCGGCGATACCGTCTATGTCCGCAAGCCCGCACGGGCAATCGGGCGCGACGGCTCCGGTTATGCGCCTGAACCAATGATCGACACTGAGGTACCGATTAGCATCACTCAACAGTCGGGTGTCGACTTCCAGTTCAGCACTGCTGAAAAGAAGTTGAGCCTCGACGAGATGTCGAAGCGGTACCTGATTCCTTACGGAATTGCGATCGCGAACAAGTTGGATCTGCGGGCACTGCAGATGGCCCAGCAGAACACATTCAACTTCGTGGGAACTCCCGGCGTAACGCCCGGGCTGAGTGGCTCGAATGCGTTCCTGACATGGATGCAGGCGGGTGCTTTCCTGGACATCATGGGCTTCCCGCTGAAGGGCGGCAGCCGATGCGCGTTCATGAACCCGGACGGTCGAGTGGGATGGGTAAGCTACAATTCTGCGCTGTTTAACAATCAGACCGAACTCGGTGAGCAGTGGAAAACCGGGCAGGTCATGGGCAATCCGCTGGGCTACAAGTGGTGGATTGATCAGAACATGCCGACCCAGACCATCGGGACACTGGGTGGAACTCCTACCGCAAACGGCGCCAACCAGACCGGCACTTCGATCCTGACGACCGGCTGGACCGCCAGCATCACCAATGTTTTGAATGTTGGGGACAAAATCAGCTTCGCGGGCGTGTATTCGGTTAACCCGCAATCGCGGCTCTCAACCGGAAAACTGGCGAATTTCACCATTCAGGCCGCGGCAAGCTCCGATGGAAGCGGAAACGCGACCTTGACGATCTACCCGGCCATCGTTCCTAGCGGCCAATTCCAGAATGTGACGAATTCGCCTTCAGTGAATGCGCTCATTAACGTATTTGGAGCGGCGGCGGCCGGCCAAGGCGCTCTTTCGGCTCTGCCAACCGTTCAGAACATGCTATGGGATAAGACGGCGTTCGCGTTCGTCAGCTTCCCCGGTGACGTTCCGGATGGTGTGGACATGGGCGACGAAGAGCGAGACGAAGATACCGGCGTTTCCATGCGTTTCGTGCGCCAGTTCATCGGCGGGACGGATCAGTGGATCAATCGATTCGATGTGTATTACGGCTATGGGCCGCTGTATGCCGAAGGGAGCGTTGTGATCTGCGGATAACGCTGCTCACGAGGATAAAATCATGAAAAACTTCATTTCAATTACAACTTTGCTGCTGATGGGTGCTTTGGCCGCTATCGGAGCCACCAATTCTGGTGCTCAGAACGACACGACCAATACTACCCTTTCGGCTCAAATGACGCTGACTTCCGGGCAGGCCTGTCTGACCTCCGGAACCGGCGTCGTGCTGCCATCTCTAGCAACGGGCGTCGTCGGCAGTATTTTCCTTGTCGAAGGCGAAGTTATGCAGGCGTCAACCAATCCATCGGGAACCTGCTATGGCGTTAAACGGGGACTATATGGGTCGCAGGTGGTAACTCATGCGTCTTCGGCCTTTGTTTGGGTAGGTAATCCGGCAACATCTACGGGGGATTCTTCGCGGCCATTCACCGGCGGGGCGTTTATCACCACCATCCCGCAGGGGTCTTGCATTCCGGCGAATCAGTACACGCTGCCGGTTATCCGAATGGGGGACCCATATGGGTTCGCGGCCAATGGGCAGGCCTATCACTGCTTTGCAACCAGCGCGACCGCTACAGGCGTCTGGGGGTTGATGTCGGGGAATGTCTACGGTGGTACCGTGGCATCGGTGGCGGGCGCACAGTGGCTCGCTGGCACTTCGCTCACAATTTCCGGAACGAACGCAATTACGGGGTTCACGATCCCGAACGGCTTCGCCTCTGGGCAGTGCATCACCATCATGCCTACGGGGGCGTTTACAACAACCACGGCGGGCAACATAGCGAAAGCGAGCACTGCAGTCGCTAACGTCACCTTGCTTGAATGCTGGAACGGTTCTAAGTTCGTTCCGAGTTATTAAGGAGAATCATGAGAGTACATCCGTTCGATGAATGGCCGAAGCATTTGCATCGCGCTACTGACGAAGTAATCGCTGGACTTACCGGCGAGGAAGAGCGGCTCTTACGGCTTGCCGGATATCCCGGCGGAGTCGTGGCGCATGACACGGACACCGAAGCCATCGCCAGAAAGCACGGGTACGGCGATGAGTATCTGCAGGGAGCGGCGCCGGCAGAAGGAGACGAATCGTAATATGGAAACACGCCAAGCGACACCCGAGATGGTTCAGAAGGTGTTGGCCGGCCTCCAGCAGCCTGGGATTAACAATTCCCAGGTGCTGGGGGTCCACATCATCAACATGCAGCGGGCCAAAAACCAGGGATTTCCGCATGATATGTACCATGAGACGCTGGAGCCGGTCCGCGTGGACAACGCTGAGCAGGAACTGGCGCTTTCTACCCAGTTCGGCTTCGTGAATCACTACATCCGGCAGGAATGGCCGCAGCACTGGTATCGCCGCAACTTCAGCCCGAAGTTCGAAAAGCAGAACATGACGAATTCAGTCGCCGATGATGAATTCATCGAATCCCGGCTGGTGCGCAATGCTGACGATCTGGCGAAGCTCAAAGCGCAGCGGGTCCCGAAGAGCTGCAGCGCTTGGGTGTTCCGGTTGACTGAGTTACCGGCACTTCCGGAGCAGGGTGCTGAAGATCCCAGCGTGACGATTGCGCGGCTACAGGGACAGCTCGATGAAGCGCAGCGGAACACGCCGAAGGGCAACGCCAAAAAGAAGGATGAGACAGTAGCAGCCTAAAGGTGGCGAGCTTCAATCTAACGCAGGTTGCCAATAAAGCGGCGCAGAAGTTGATGGTTATCGACTCCAGCGGATCTTTGTCCACTCAACAGCTCAATGATGCGAAGGACATCGCGAACAACCTGCTAGAAAATTGGTCGGTGCAGCGGATCTATGCGATCTCTGCACCAATCTCCGTCTTTAATCTGGTTTCAGGCCAGCAAAAATATTCAATCGGAACCGGGCTGAACTTCAATATCGCCCGTCCAGCAGCGATTGAAGCAGCCAGCTTTCAGTTGAGCTTCGGAGGAGGCTCTCAGTCGTCCGAATTGAAGGTTTTGACCGCGGCGGAGTGGTCCTCGCTTCCGGATCGCAACAGTTCGAGCACGTTGCCAAAGTTTCTCTATTACGATCGTGGATTCCCCACCGGATTCGTGTATCTGTCGCCCGTTCCGTTGGGTGGAACGCTTGAAGTAACCAGTTGGGGCGCTCTCACGCAGTTCGCCGATCTGACTACGCCGATTACTCTCCAACCCGGCTATGCTCGGCTGCTTATCGCTGGGCTCGCTATCGAAATGGCGCCGGATTACGAGGCTACGCCTGGCGCGGCGCTCGCCCAGGATTTTGCCGATGCCGCGGCGAACATTCGGCAACTCAATGCCGAGCTCATGGGGCCAGAGCCTCCAATTGGTCTGGTGGCGCCGAACCCCAATCAACCCGTTGCCGCCGGTGGAGGTTAGCTTGTGTCGCGAACCTATACCGGCACTCAAATCATCTACCGCGCGGCGCGGGCGCTCGGAAACCTGCGCTCAGGCCAACCTGTGCCGACAGAGCAACTCCCTGACTTCATGGATTCCCTCAATGATATGGTGGATGGCTGGCAAGTCGATCAACGCAAGATTTTTTGCGTTGCGGCCAATCTCTACCAGCTCACGGCAGGTCAGCAGTTCTATCTGATCGGGCCCAACGCGCCTGCGTCGACAGTCGCAAACGGCAATACCTACATTGGAATTCAGGCGCCGCGTCCGAACGCGATTGAAGAAGCCAACATTCTAATTCAGAGCACGAATCCGGTGGTGCGCTATCAGATGGCGATTGTGAATGCGGAGCAGTGGAGCACCATCGCTGTGCAGACGCTGCCTTTCGCAATCCCAATGGTGCTTTGGAACGATAACAATTTCCCGTCGACTGGGGCGACGGCAGGCTGCGCGGCGCTTAGCCTGTGGCCCGGCCCGCTTGGAAGCTATCCGCTTGAGCTGTTCACGTGGCAACAGATTCAACAATTCGCCGATGCGACGACTTCTTATGCTTTCCCGCCGGGATACGCCGAAGCTATCATCTTTTCACTCGCTGAACATGCTGCATCGCTGTTCCGATTCTACTTTAAAGTGCCCAATGCAGTGTTTGCCGAGCAATTCGAGCTGGTTAAGCAGCAAGCACGGCGCGCGCGGCAAAACATTGACGAATCGAACGCACGTCAGGAGTTCATGGCGATCGATCCAGCATTTCAGTCTGTCGACTCGCGCTATGGGGCCTGGTCTTATTTGACCGGGGGATGGGGGCGTACACTCTGATGCCCACTGTCCCTGATTTTGGTTTTTGCGGGGCTTGCTATACCGCCATCACGCCGCTGCTTGATGCGCAGGACTGCCTTAACCTCTATCCTGAGCCCGGAATCGCTCGCAGTAAGGGGCCTATGGCCCTTATCGGTACTCCTGGCCTGTCGCTGTTTACGACGCTGCCTCATGGCCCGGTTCGCGGGCTGTTCGCGGGTAACGCGCGGTTGTTCGCTGTCGGGGGAACGCACGTTTACGAAGTTTCAAACACGGGGACCATAATTACCGATTTTGGAGCTATCCCCGGCGCCACGAATGGGCCGGTTCGAATGGTGGCGAACGGCAATGACCTGGCTGTGATGGATTCCTCGGTAGCTCAGGTCTGGATCGCAGCCGGCGGTACACTCACGCTTGGCATCGCTGCGTTCGACATCGATTATCTGGATACGTTCTATTTTGCGCTTGCTGACACCCCAGTTAATCAAGTGAACCAGTCGGCTTCCCTGGATGGGACGACTTGGCCGGTGCTCAATTTTGCTGTTCGAACGGGGACTCCGGATTTTCTGACCGCGATTGCGGTGATCAACAATCAGGTTTGGCTGCTCGGTCAGAAGAACACCGAAATCTGGTACAACGCCGGCAATCCTGGGTTTGTTCTGCAGCGCGGCTCGGGCGCAGCAACCATCAATCAGGGCTGCTCGAATCGAAACAGCGTCATCAAGATCGACAACACGATTCAATGGCTCGGCGGTGACGACCGCGGACCGAATGTGGTCTACCAAGCCTCCGGGCAGACGCCGAAACGCATCAGCAATTATGCCGTGGAGCAGTTGATGGGCGGATACAGCGTCGTAGGAGAAGGCACGCTGGGTCCGGGGAATGTTCGCTGCTTCGCCTATCAGGAAGATGGGCACCTGTTCAATGTGATGAACTTCAACGGGGCCAATGGTGGAGTAGGGGCAACGCTGGTTTATGACTGCACGACGGGCTTTTGGCATCGTCGAGGGTACTTGAACCCTGGATCGGGGGTGATCGAACGCATTCGGGCGGATTGCTTCGCATCCGTTCCGCAATTCCTACCAGGTGGGCTCACGGGCAACTTCGTGGGTGATTATGCGAATGGGAACATCTACATTCAATCGCTCTCGACTGCTTCTGACAACGGGGACCCGATTAAGAGAATTCGCACTACGCCGCATGTAGCGGATCGGGATTTCTGGTACACCTATCCGAGCCTTCGGGTAGACGCCGATTGCGGGACGGCCACGGCAACACTCGAGCTGTCAGACAATGGCGGGAAAAATTTCCGCTTTGCGGCAGGCGGCGCAATCCCGACGATCACGCCTCCATCGACCAATGACCTGCCGTACTATCAATGGCTGCAGCTTGGGCACTCACGGGACCGCGTGTTTCGATTCTCAACTACATCGTCGACGCAATTGATTCGCCTGCAGGGCGCATATTTGAATGCGAACAAAGGGCAGGAGGTTTGATGGCCACTGACGTTAACACTGGCTATACTCCGGCTCCGGTAACGACGCCGCAGCACATTCCGATTCCTGAGGAGATCGATATCACCACTCAGGATCACGGAATTCCTTCGTGGTCTTGGGTGTCCTGGTATAACCGCATTGACGGCTACATTCAACAGTTGCTAGCTTTCATGGCGCTCGGTGGGCAGATTACCGTTGTGAACGCAGTTGGTACGGCGAATCCGGCTCTGACGACAACCCCCACGGCAATCGCTGGAACCACCATCACTTTGAACAAGGCAGGGACTTGGATCATCCGTGGCTACTCGAACATTCGCGCCGATCCCGCGAGCAATCTGTGTATTATTGGGCTTAAGCTTTCCGTTGGGGGAATTCAGGCCGGAGACATGGAATGCGCGGCACCAACCGGCTTGATCGCAGTTTTCCAGTTGGCGTATGAGTGGCTGGTGACAGTCACGGGAACGACGACGACGGCGCAGTTGGTAGGTTCTAAATCGGTAAATGCGGGGGTGAGCTTGTGCAACAGTGTAGGCACGGCAATCTTCGCGGAATGGATTCACGCGTAATGGCTGGAGAAAATTAGCATGGCGAATTCGCAGGTATCGCAGAACTTTGCGCAGCTCGGCAAATCAGGCAATTATGTTGTTACTTTCCGATGGACCGGGGACGACGCTAACGGAACGGTCCCGATAACAGCAGCCATGCTGCAGGCCGACGTTCAGGGGTTCCGTATCCTGTCGGTCGAAACACAGCCTTTGACGCCGGCACCGACCGCCTCTTACAATATTCAGCTTCTCGATTCCTTCGGGGCGGATATGATGGGTGGGGCGCTCACTGGCTTGAGCAATTCATCGAGTCAGATCTTCGCAGCTTCCAGTGCGACTCCAGCGATTAATGGGACATTCAGCCTGAAGATCACAGGCAATTCCGCAGTGAGCGCACGCGGTGTTGTAGTGGTCTATTTTGGACCTACGAGCCTGATCAATAGTAACGCGGGGAGTCCAGGACCCGCCGGACCTGCCGGACCGACTGGACCTGCGGGACCGACTGGGCCAACTGAATCTGGAATTCTGGTATCGGCACAGGCTTTCTCGCGATCTCCTGGAGGGAGCCTCACTGCAGCAAATCCGTCAACGGTTACACTCGCCCCGGTTCCGTTCGGGGTCAACGGCACCGATACAAACCACTACGTTTATATCTCCGGGGGAACCGGGACAGCAGAAGCGGTCCTGATTACAGGCGGTACGGCCGTCAGCGGAGCAGCGACCGGGACGATTACGTTCACGCCGGTGAACAATCATACGGGAGCTTGGACGGTGAGCTCAGCCAGCGGCGGGTTGGCGGAAAGCCTTGTGCTGTTGGCAGGCAACGGCACAATCCTCATGGACATCACAGCTCCATGTACCCTGCACCAGAAAGTCACTTTCCCGGCGGCTCTCATCACGCTTCAAGGTGGCAGCACTTTCAATCCGTGCATTATTCGCGGAGCCGATTACGTAAACGGCGATCTTCTGTATGTTGGACCAACTGCAAGCCTTGAGCTTCAGAGCATACGCATCGAGAATGGAGCGATCAGCACGCAAACCAGCGGTGCCGCGATCCACTACCAGCGTGGCAATGGAAGATTTACGAACGTCTCAGTTTTCAATGGTTACATCGGCGCTTTACTGGAAGGCGTTTCGATCTTCGAATCGGTGAATTATTTCTTCTACAGCGCCGACGCTTGGACGTTTTCTGGCCTGCACGTGAAAGGCGATAGCGCCATTCCTTCGGCTGATCTTATTTTCTTGGGTGGCCACATCTACCTGACTGGTGGAACACCCACGGGAGCCAGCGGTTCAGGCAATGTTCGTCTGAGCGGTGTCGACTCCTTCAAGATGATCGGAACCACGCTAGGTTTCGGCAATTACCAGATCAACATCAACCCGGACACTGGCTACAACGTGCTCAATGTTTTCTTCGGCGACATCGAAGGCGATACGGCCAATATCAACGGGATCGCGTTGAACTCGCTCAATGGAGGTGTCGTCTCGAATGTCACTTTCAATAATTGCAAGTTTTTAGGGGAGGGTGGTGTCAATACAACCTACGGTTTCGATTGGGCTTTTTCCGCAGTTCCGACAGGAACCATCAACACGATTCAGGTCTTGAACTGCACCTTCCAAGGGTGGGGAGATTTTGGGATTGCAATCGCGGTATCTAGCCCTTCATCGCAGATCAATAATTGCCTGATTTCGAATAACAACACAAACAACACGGCGGCGCATGGTGGACTTTGGTGCTTTGGAGCTGCCGGCATCAATATCAGCGGCAATGTCATGCAGGGCACAAACCCGACAGGTGGTCATCAGTATTACGGACTGGTGATTTCATCGACGTGCGACAACTTGGTGGTCACTGGAAACAATCTCAGTGGCATCACGGCGCCCGTTCAGTTCAATAGCATCCCTGCTAATTTTGTGCTGAGAGGGAATATCGGGATCGACAATATCATCCCGGCTGTCGCTAGCGCGGCCGCACTCAGTTTCCCGCCGAATCCGTTCTTTACTATCACAGGAACGACAGGCGTGACATCGGTAAATTCGATGTGGGCCGGTGAGTCGGGTATGTTCGTTACGACCACTGGAGCCGTAACGTTTACTGCAGGCGCGACGATCGGCAACACGTTCACCACGACGCAAAATGTACCCGTTAACTTCTTCTTTGATGGGACTAAGGTTTGGCTGCACTGATGTATACGTTTGAACGCACACTCGACATGGAGCAGGTCCGACAGATCGTGACGCATCCGCGCGTCTACGGGCACGTATCCGATGATTCGGCGCCGCCGGCATCCAGCTACAAGCCGAATCCAGACCTGTTCTATCTCCTGGCGCGTTTCAACGATGTGCTGCTCGGCTGCTGGGTGTTCCTTCAGATGGAGGAGGCGTGGGAGGTTCACACGTGCCTGCTTCCAAACGCTTACGGGCGGGCCAAGATCGCAGGCCGCAAAATGCTCGATTGGTTGTGGCAGAATACCGGCGCGAAGCGAGTCACAACCGCGGTTCCGGTGACTAATAAGCTCGCGATTGCGCTCGCGAAAGAGTGCGGGATGGTGGAGTTCGATCATAAGGCCGAAGCCTATCCTAAAAACGGCAAGAAGCACGACGTGGTGCTGCTCGAAATCAATCGTCCGGAGGTCAAATGTCCCTAGTCTCTGGATTGCTTGGGTTCTCGGCAGTCGGACGCGCTGGAAACGCCATCAACGATGCGAATATTGCGGCTGAACATGGCGTCCTGAACGCGACGGACAGCGCACAGAAGGGCGTTCAACAGCAGCTCGGCAGCAATGCGATCAACGTCGGTGCTGCAGGCGACACCGCCAAAAACATGGTTGCAGATGCGACCACGAACGCTAACAACGCTCTTTCAAATACGCTCAGCGCATCCAAGGCAAACTTTGACCCGTATTTGGCTGCTGGCCAAGCTGGTGCTGCGGGGCTCGCGGATCGCGCGACGAATCTCCCGCAATTCGATTTCGGTAAGGCAAATTTCCAAGATCCGAACGATCCGGCATATCAGGCGCAGCAGTTTCAGCTTAAGCAGGGATCGGAGGCGATCAACAATTCGGCGTCGGCTACCGGGCTTGCGAATTCCGGTAACGTTCTCAAGGCTCTGACGGGATACGGTCAAAGTCTCGCGAACACATATTACGATCAGGCGTTCCAGCGGGCGAAGTCGACATTCGACACCAACCAAAACGCAAGTCTCGCAAACCTGACCGCGGCGGCGGGGACCGGGCTAAATGCGGCAGGTCAGTACAACAATGCCCTGCTGAATGTCGGTGGACAGCAAGCGGCGAACACCATCGGAGCTGGTGTGTACGGCGGCAACACGATCAACAATAACGCTCTGTTCAACGCGCAGCAAGGGTTGCAGGGTGAGGAGTACATTGGCAACGCTGGAATCGGTGGTTCCAAGCTGGCCGGCGATTACGCGGTAAATGGTGCGCAGGGTCGAGCCGCTGGCATCCTCGGGCAGGGGAATAGCTTGAGCAACATCATCGGGGGCATTGATTTCGGGAAGCTTTTTGGATCAACTGTGGGTGATTGGGCGGGAGCTTTATAATGGGCGCACTCCTCAACGCAATTGCGCAGGGCATTGATCCTCAGGCAGGGATTCAGCGGCGGCAGGCGACACAAGCCAATCAGAATCAACTCGCGCTTGCGCCTGGCCAACAGCAGATTCAGAATGAGCAGGTCAGGCAGCAACAGCTTAAAACTCAACAGGAGGAACTCGCGGCGAACGATGAGAAAATTCAGCGTCAATCGATGATTGATGCCGCTGGTGATCCTGATACCTACATTCGTTTACTCGCGAAGCGCGGTGCGCGCCCGACAACGGTAGCGGCGGCGCAGCAATCCGTATTTCAGCAGAAACAGAACTACCTGACGCTCTCGAAGGAACAAAGGGCCGAGTTGGATGCACAGCATGAAAGGCTTAGGGGCGGACTCGAAGCAATTCAGGCAGCTCCGGTTGATCAAAAGCAGGCCGCATGGGATCAGGTTCTCAAGCAGACGGCGCAAACCGATCCGAAAGAAGCCGCAACACTCCCATTGCAATATCCTGGCGACGATTGGGTTGCTTTGCATCACAATGCAATGGGGATGAGCGGATCGATTCTAAAACAGGCCAACGAAGAGGCGACTGGCAACAAACTACAGGCTGAAGCAGATAAAGCTACAGCGGATGCGCTCAAGACCGAAGCTGAGCTACCTGGAGTCGCTGCCGAGGCTACTGGTAAGGTAGCGACATTGCCGGTGACGCAGGCGACTGCAGAGGCTACGCTTGCGGATAAGCAGCTATTGCCGCCGGTGGAGCGCGTCAAGGCCGATGCCGAAGCAGCCAAAGCCGTCGAAGAGAAACGCTGGCATGGAGTACAGGAAGCGGCGGAGAAAGGCAAACTCAGCATCGAAGGCGCGAAGCTCGCGCTCTCACAAAAGGAGTTCAATGCCAAGTTTGGAAGCCCTACATCTCGCGCGGCTTTCACGGAATCGGTGAAGAACAATCCAGATTCATATTTTTCACTGCCGCCTGAAATGAAGCCTGGGGTAGCAGCGGATCTGGTAGCGCAAGGGCTGAGTGTTCCTACGCAACTACCCGCCGACATCAAATCTCGCGCTGCATCCGCTGGGCTAACGCTGCAATCGATTGATCGCGTAAAAGCGCTGCTGGCTGATCCTGACATCGCGGGAGCGATCGGGCCAATTGCGGGCAGGCTTGGCAATCTTGAGCAATCTGTCGGGGATACTTTCTTTGGGGAGAATGACCCGCGGGCGCGAAAAGAGCAGCAGCTTCGCACAGAACTGGCTTACCTTAAATTTCAGGAGTCCAAGGGGCTATTCGGCGGGCGGCCAGCGCAGCAGCTCATCAAGAGTCTGTCATCGGTGAGTGCGAATGCTTCAATGTCGCAGAATCTCATCAACGGATCACTGGACGCAATGTCAAATTCGATGAAGGCGGTAGGAAAGGAAGCAAAGGCTTATAGTTTCGGCGGAGCGCAGGGCGCCGTGAATGCGACCGGCGATGCAGCACCAGTTTCAAATTACAAGGTGGGCGATACCGTAAAGATCAAAGGCAAGGAAATGAAGGTAACAGCCGTGCATCCAGACGGCAGTTTTGACGCGAAGTAATGGCACAGGGACAATACAGTAGCGCCGATATCGATCAGACGCCACCGAAGGGACAATTTCGCCCAGGTGATGTTGACAAACCTCCTCCTTCCGCGTGGGAGCGGCTTAAAACTGCTTTCACCGATGAAATGCAGCACGGTCCAACACGCTTGCTCGATGCGCTGAGCGGGTCGCATCCGTTGGATGTTTTGAAAAACATCCCCGGTGGTATCAAGGAAATGCTCGTCGGCTTGAGCGAGGGCGATCCCGAGGTAGCGGGGCGTACGCTGGCGCAACTGCCCTTGATGCTTTTGAATGAAGGGGCCGCTGGCAAATTTGGCGAAGCTGCTGGGGCAGCAAAATCTGGTGTTGTAAAAGGTGCGACTGCGGTAGCTGAAAAGGCGGTTGATGCAGCGGTATCACCAACCGGGCAGGCAGTGCGTACGTTTGTCAAGGAACTGCCAATTGTGAAGGGAGCACGCAAGGCGCTCGATGTGCGCAATGATGCCCTTGCTCAGCAGATATTGGATGAAGCGCCAACGATTCCTGATCCGAGGACTCCACCAGGATTGACTACGCAGTATCAAGAGCCGTTTGTTCCTAAGCCTGTGGTTCGCGAAACTCCGCAGACATACGGAACTCCAGCGAGTTCGCTTTATCCCAAGGAAACAGCCAAGCCATCAGTGCCATCTAAACCGCCGGTTATTGATGCCACTGTAGTCGACCCATTGCAGGCGGCGATGGAAGAAATCTCGATGAAGATGGAGAAGGTGCCGTTAGCGCGCCTCGATCCGCGGAGACGTGCAGCTATTCAGAAGATCGCAGAGGCTGATCTTGCGCAACGGGCTGCCGCTGTTTTGCCCGCCACGCCGCCACCCGCAGCCGTCGAAAATTCGCCAGCAATGCAGAATCAACCAGTTACCATCGAAAATTCGCCGAACATCGTCGAAAATTCGACAGCTAACCCTGTTTCACGTGAAACTGGAGATGTTCCACAGTCCACGAATCCATCATTGGTCGTAAGTCCAGCTCGCGCAAGTGCTCCATTTTCACCATCGCTTCCTGATCGGCAGCTTACCGGCAAGGGAACCATGGCGGAAGGTGCAAGTTCAGCTTTTGATGCTCAGCAACAGGCCGAAGGTTTCGCTAAACTGTTCAAGGAAAACGGAATTTCGGCAAGTGACCTAGAAAAAGCACCACTGGAGCAGTGGGAAGGTGCGGCCAAGATGGGCGGACTCGCGAAACCGACCAAGGAAGTGATATCGCGGACGCTATTCGAGCTTCGCAGGGCCGAAAGAGCTTCACCTTTCGCGGAAAAACTGAAAGCGGCTTTAAGTCAGCCATGAAGGAGAAAAACGGTATGAAAATCATCATCTTGGCTGCTCTATTGGGCGCGGCTTTCGGCCAAGTTCCGATTCCTGGGCCATTCGCCGGCGGCGGAGGCGGTTCCGGGGGATCTGGCGGGGCCAGCGGCCAATATTCCACAGGATCAGCAACCTACGTTGGCACACTTTTCTTGCCGCCTGGTGGCGGGCTCGCGGCGAACGCGACAGAGGCTAGTGTCCAGGGATTAGTCGCCACTGCTGGAACAATAAGCAACTTCAGCGTTTCTATTCCGGCGGCGCTCGGCGCGGGTAAGACGCTTACGTTCACGTGGCGGAAGAACGGCGCAGATCAAGCCACTACCTGCGCGATCAGCGGGGCAAGCGCGACGAGCTGCTCAGACGTGACGAACAACTTCGCCATCGCAGTCAATGATTTGATCGACATCAAAGTCGTTTCGTCAACTTCGCAGGTTGTGGCTGCAATTACGGCTCTCTGGACCACGCCAGGCGTTGCCGGCCCAGTTGGTGCGCAGGGCGCTACGGGTCCAACGGGAGCCACAGGCGCAACAGGTGCTACCGGAGCCACAGGCGCGACAGGGGCAACCGGATCAACTGGAGCCACGGGTGCTGCCGGATCTGGGAATAACGCGCTGTGCGTGCCTGTGAGCGCAAGCGGCACTGCCTTTACTTGCCCCACTCCGACACCTACAGTGACCACGCTAGGTGGATTGCTGTTGTCTTTTAAGCCGGATGTGAACAGTAGCGGAGCCTTCACGATCAATCCAGCAGGACTCGGGGCCAAGGCGGCGAAGCAATCCGATTGCTCGACCGATGCGACGGTAACGGCGGGTGTGGTTTATATGTTCGCCTACAACGGGACCGTGTTCTGCCAGGCAGCCGGAACGGGAGGCGTGAACAGCGTTACGGGCGGGTTTGGGATCACGATTGGTGGTACGGGAACTAATCCATCTGTTGCCGCGAACACGACGGATCTGAGCACGGTCTACTTGCCCAAAGCTGGCGGCACGATGACCGGCATCCTTACCGGGTTTTCCTCAGTGAGTCATGACGGCGTGGTCTATACATGCGCGGCAGATCCAACGTCGTCGTCCGGGTTTGAAATCGGGTGTAGCCTCGCGGGAGATTTGCGGTGGTTCAATAATACGAATCGGGTTGTGGGGCTTCATGTGTCTGGATCAGGACAGAACTCGCCAGCTAATCCAAGCGCGGGGATTGCGCATTTTCCTGGCGGTGGTGATCCGTTTGGATTAACGAGTTCGGCAGTCGTCAGCGCCGACATGAATATTACGACCACAAGTTGCACGGCTCCGGCTGTGGTCACGGCAATCAGCGCTGGAGGCGTCGGGACATGCACAACGATCCCGGTGACGCAGAATTCGCAATCGGCGGCATACACGACGGTCTTGGGCGATGCGGGGAAGCAGATCTATCATCCTGGCGCTGACACGACGGCGCGGACTTGGACCATCGACAGCAACGCGAACGTCGCGTATCCGATCGGCACGGTCATCACGTTCATCAACGATACGAGCGCTGGGGTAATCACGATTGCGATTACCAGCGACACTCTTGTGCTCGCCGGAGCAGGCACGACAGGATCACGGACGCTGGCAGCAAGCGGAATTGCGACCGCGATCAAGATAACAAGCACGCGCTGGATGATCAACGGAACGGGGCTTACTTAAATCCATGAAACGATTTATCGCGTTCATTTTTGCGACTGCGTTGTGTTTCGCCCAACGCGGCCAGCAGTTGTTGATTTCCCAGAAGATCTCAGCGGTGTCCTACACCGGCCCCGGCGACATCATTACCACCAACACGCTCGCTTGGTGGGGGCTGCGGGCATGGAGCGCGGCGACACGCGGCAACGCAGCGGCGAATGTCTGTGACTCAGGGGATGCTCACTGCGTAGATGCGTTGACCGACGCCACCACGGGGAACTTGATCGTTCCGTCCTCGAATCCGAACTGCGGATCTTCAGCCTGTACGGTGAAGAAGCTCTATGACCAGACAGCGGGCGGGAACTGCGGAGGGTCTTGCGATCTTGTGCAGGCGACGGAAGCGAATCGCCCAGTACTGACCACGAGCTGCATAGGTTCCCTTACGTGTATGACATGGACTGCATCACAGACTTTACTTTCGGCGGCAGGAACAACTACTGTCAATGATCCATTTACGTTTTCTACTGTAGTTATTAGAACAGCTTCAGGGACCGGAAACCCTCTGATTATAGGTGTGGAAAACGGTCAAGTGCAGTTATCATTTTTTTTAACTGCCAATACGGTTTTTGGTTATGGCGGCAATGCGGTTTTTGGAACCGCTGCCGATAATTCATTTCACGCGATGCAAATGTTGTTCAACGGGGCTAGCGCCAACTTGTACATTGATGGGACTCCAAACACAGGTAACGATGGAGGAACTGTGCTTGCAGGTAAACTATGCATGAGCATTGGAGTTGTGGGGTCTTCCACAGAAGGCGGAATGTGGTCCGCCGACAAGTCGGCAAACTTCTCAGCCCTGAATTCAAATCAACATACCTACTGGGGTTTTTAATGCGTTCTGCTCTACTGCTATTGGCGTCAACTCTGGCGTTTGCGAATTATCCCAATCAGACCTCGCTTCTGCTCGATGCGAACAAGAACACCGTCTCGGTCACGGATCTTGGCTCGGTAGGGACGACGGAAACAATCACGTTCGATGCCCCTGCAAGCGGCCATCGCCTGCGGGTGACGTTCACGCCGATCAACGTCCCGCCGAAGATCAGGGATACCTATACGGCTTGTCCTGATCCTTGTTCTTCAAGCTTCTTTCGCAATTGGGGGGTGCAGTACAGGAAGTCAAAAGAAGGCGTAGCGACCACAGCCACGCAAACCACGGTCGGGTCCACAACGATTGTCGTGGCATCGGCAACCGGAATCGTTAACGGGATGCGCGTTGAAGGTCCGGGGTTTGCCGACGAGAAGATCGGCGACACGCTTGTCACTAATGTCAGTGGAACAACGATCACGATCTCACGCGTAACCACAGGCTCTATGACCGCAGCCGATGTGTTCTTCGTAAGTGGCGAGAGCGCTATGATCCCGATGGGGCAGCTTGAAGCGAGCGCTCCAGCGGTCGGTGCATGGAAGATGCCTATCGTCGCAGTCGGGCAGGACAACTACGCCCAGCACGTCCAGGTTTCGGTTCCCGGATCGGTCGGGTCAAGCATCCGAATGCACGTGCGTGCAGACAATCTCGGATACGGCGCCCAGATCCAAGTCGATGGGAAGATTTCGGTTCAGATCAATTCCTGCGCGTGGCAACCACTCGTGAACACCGCCGTCACTCCGATTGACGAAATTTCCAAATGGTACGGCCAGTCGAGCGCGGTTGCGGGTACGGGAGTTTTCCGGCCAGTAGGCGGCGCGGTTCAGATGCTGGATTTGACGATCCCGATTACGAACGGCTGCCTGACGACCGGAACGAACACAATAGGCTTCAAGTTCAACGGCACGGACGGCGTGACTTCGGGGGCGACCATCATCGATTTCAACTTCTTCGAGTCCTCTAACGTGCTACTCACGCAGGCGGTCGTATTGAGCAACGTAGCGACTTGGACCACCAGCGGGGCGCACGGATGGAGCACCGGCGATTGGGTGTATATCCGCGATGCGCCAGGGCCGCGAGGCCGGCTGAACGGAAATTATCAGATAACCGTCACGGACTCGACGCATTTTCAGACCGCCACTTGTGGCGATGCCACGGTGTCGATGATCACCTGTACCGCGCCAAACGGGACGTACGTAGTTCCAACTTCCTACTACACAACCGGCTCTTGCTCCCCGCAGTCGAATTGCATGTATGCCACGCCTCCGGCGATGTATGCCTCTCGGGAACTGATTCCGTTCTCACAGTTCACGCAGGAGAATCCAGCGACCTATGCTGCGCCAGCGAGCGGCAACGCAACCAACGGGAAAACATACTGGGACACGGCTACGCTCGTGCTACCGAATTCGCCGTACTTCAACTACGCGAGTAATTCAACCGTGCATTGCGGGAGTTGCCACTTCAAGGACGGCAGCGATCTGAAATATTTCGCATACTCGAATCATCGAATTGAGCAACGCACGATCTTTCATGGGGGAACTTGGCAGAACGCGCTCGATGTTGCCGCTTACATCCGGGGAATCTCTATCACTGTCCCCGCGATCGCGCGTCCGTGGGTTCCTCCGCTTCAGCCGTTTCCCGGCCTCGATGCGGCAGGAGTCGATGCGCTACTCGCTGGTGGCGGGTTGGACGCCTACACTTCCTACGATCACGACTTGCCTGAGTTTTGGTATCCAGGGGGATCGTTCGCGAGCTGGGCAGTGACTGCTATCCCGGCACTCCATGAACTGCCTTACTCGTTCCTTTTCCTGCCGTGGAACAAATGGCTGCCGGCGATTCATCCGAGCGACTACTTCCCCAACTTCGCGAGTTCCGTTTATGGCCAATGCGCGGATGCGGCCTACGCCGCAGTGACTCCGGGAGACCTGACTTCGTTTTTCAACTTCTCCTGCGGCGGTGGGAACCACTACATGATAGATATTGCGCAGTCGTTCCTGAATTGGCAGGACACGGTGAACATCATGAAGTTCAACCCGGCGCTTTTGGACAGGGCGGGCATTGTGCGTCCATCTCCGTATATCCTAGCTCTTTACTCCTCCGGCAACTGGGGCCAGGTAAAGGTGATTGAGATTACTAAGTTATTCGGTTTTGAGAGTAGCCTCGGCGCTGAGTACACATCAATCTTCGGAGCCAGTGCAAATGGATACTACACCACGGGTTACATCGGCTCAACCATGCTATTCGACGCCTCGCCTCACCTGAATGGCCTGCCGACTGATCATGGCCTTTTCAATGACACTTACGAAGCGTGGGCGTACGCGAGTAATTGGCAATACCTAGCGACTGCTGTAGCCGATTGCGGCAACCGGCAAGAGAATGGAGCTGGTCCAATCGACACGAACTACCTTCAGGCATTCGTCGCAGACGCAGCGCGGGTGAGAGCAGCCAGTATCCAGGTAAACGTAAACGCCCGGTATATGGGCGCGTGCGGGATAGAATACCCGTTGAACGTGATTGTTTGGGGCGTGAATGCGGGGAACAGCATTCTGACAGCCGCATATCAGCAAAACGCGGTATTCGACTCATTGGCCGACCGGACGGTTTACCTCACCGGTATGGCGCAGACTTGGACCAACACGCTGAATTCCAAGCCACCGTCTTATTGGCTAAACGCATTCGGATCTCAACCGGCGACCTGTTGCACGTCGCAGGAACTATTCGACGCCGGATTCGCAGGAGCGCTCAATAGAATCGGAGCTTCTCTGGCGTTCGCGCTGCCGATCATGCGAGAAACAGGCGTGGATAATACGACGCTGACGAATCTCGCAAACGCTCTCCAAACGATCTATCCGCTGGTCGGCGGGAATCGAAACTTCATCACCCAGGATCGGGATGCCACGTGCGGTACGTGGACGGGCGCTCCGAATGCCGGTGGGAATCCCGTTCAGGATTACATCCGGTGCAATAACACGTTTCCTTAGTCAATCTTCCCGCAGTTTCCGCACCGCTTCTCGCCCGAGAACAGCATGTCAACCGAGCGCCGGCCGCAGTTCGGACACTGTTGCGGGTAGAGCGTGAAGAATTCGCGGATGCGGCGGAGGAGGATGGTCATTTCGGCGGCTTCTCTTTTCGTACTGCCTTAAAAATAGCGTCCCTGACCGCGAAAGCGGATACCAGGATCGTCACGCACAGGCCCGTGAAGATGAAAATGATGTCGGCTCCGGTTATTGGCATGGTGGGCCCGGCTTCTCCAGCTTGCGGGCGATGTCGCGAAGGGCATTGCGGATGGTTCCAAGCCGAACATAAACCGCCACAATCCACACGATGATTGTCAGCATCCCCAAAAATTTAATGTCATCCGTCATCCCGCCCTCCGTTGAGGCTTGGGCTTGGGGGCGCGGTAATCGCGTAAATCTCCTGCAAGCGCTACTACAAACGCGCCTAGCATGAATCCAGCAGCGGAAAACACGAAGCAAGCATAAACTATGCGGTCGGTTTCCATCTCAATCCTTTCCTTCCGCCCTTGCGAGTCGGCGGGTCATTCACTGCCCTTCCATATCCACCTAACGGCTGCGATCAATCCTACTCCGGCCCACATAGCCGCAGCAGTCAATGCAGCAGCCATATACGATCTCCATACGAACTGGAACGAGTAGATGTCTTGCTCCCTCAGATCATATTCGCTGAGCACGTGGATTAAGACCACATTCCTGAACACAAAGAATAGAGTCACAGCCAAGCAAGCGAGAGCAATGCGAGCGAGGCGGGTCATTTGGATGATTCCTTTCGCTTCGCGCAGTGAACGCGAGCATCGCGGGCTGATGGGCACTTGCGACCGCAGGTACCGCAGTGGGTAGGCTTCGGCGGATGGCCGCGTTTGCGTTTTATTGGACGCTTCATCGGCAGTAGTACCCCCGCAACTGTCGAAGGCTGTCTAGAACTTTCCTGATTTCTGTTTTCCCGACGCCGCTGTGGTCGGCGACCAAGACCAAGATGGCCCGTTCGTTAACTCCCGATTGCTTGAGTTTTTCAAATCCCTGGCCGATTCGGATGATCGCTTCGGCTAGAATTTCGGTACTCTCTGGTTTCTCCGCATTTTTCTTCACTGAAACATGGGGCATACGAATACATTACACCAATTCATCATTTTGTGCAATCTATTTCCTTGACATCTTTCCCGACCTCCTTCATACTGACAATCGAGGCCACTCAATGCAACTCAACATGAACGAGATCGCGGAGGTGCAGGGATGCTGAAGGAACTGGACGATTACGATTGGGCAGAGGTATTCGGCGAAGGCAGCGGTGGCAACTGCTCGGCGATTAAGCCAATCATCGCTCCTGGTGATCCTGTGGCGCCCGAGACATTCACTCGGGAAGATGTTGCTGAGATTCGCGGGCAGATCGAAGGCGATAACTTGGGACCAAGTTGGATCGTCTGGGGCCAGTTGAAGGATGGCCGCTGGTTTTTTGCCGAGGGTTCGTGCGATTACACAGGGTGGGATTGCCAAGCTGGCAATGGTGGCTCGGTCGCATCAACTGAAGATCTTCTGCTTCGGTTTGGCATGAGCGATTCAGACCGTGAGCGCTTCGGAATTGCGCTAACGCCACCTCCTGAGATCGCGGCGGTTCCGCAGGGCGGGGAGTAGTTGTGACCCTGCCGACGCCTGAGCAGATCGAGGAGCGGGTGTGTCAAAGCGATGGGATGCGGTACATGAGCAATCCAGCGCAGCTTCGTTGCAAAATATGCGGCGCATATTGGTCCCAGGAACGCGAACAGCCACCGCGCTGCGCTGGCGTCGGCACGATCCCACAATCAAGTTATAGCACTACAATCAAACAAGGAGAAACTGATGTACCCAGTACAGATCCCCGGTAACACCTTCGCTGACCAGTATAATCGGGCGTACCTGCAATCTCTGACGCCTGATGTTTTCTACGGCCTGTGGGCCACTTCCGGTTCTTTCGGAATCCCTATGACGGGTACTCCGATGGACGCCGCGCAACGCATTCAGGCGGCTTACGCGCTTGCTGGTAAGGGAGCAAAAGTCACGCTGGCCGACATGACCGCGCGTGCTCCATACGATGTGATGCGCGATTACATCACGGACGGCTACAAGGTGTTCGGATACCTGCTTGAGGGAACCGCTGACTGGGCGATGTCGCCTCCGGGGCAATCGCTGCCAGGGCTGCCCGCTTACGATCCGACTGGGCACACGGGAATCGTGGCGTTTACTCCGCTGCCAGCTCCGTACAGCGGTCCAGTAGTTGAGCCTACCAAGTATGTCGGCCTGCGGGCGAACAATGACAACGGTGGCGAGTACAATGGCATCAACGGCGCAGAAACGAAGTTCGTCGTCGGCGAAGCAACCGTGCAGGACGGAATCCAGTACGTATTCATCGGCGGCAATCCCTGCTGGCAGCTGGTTGGAAGGGCTTAGGTGGGTGACCAAGAGAATACATCCAGATAATGCTTATCTTCCTGGAATTTGTGCAGGGTGTGGTAGCTCCTTCCGTGCATTGAAGTATGAGGTGGCTAGAGGTAGGGCGAGATATTGTTCTCGCCTTTGCCTTGTAAAACTACACCCAACAATAGGTACCCACGGGGCATCTGGTGAGGGAAAACCTCCGGTATCTATTAGGAGAAAATGTAGAGACGCTTTGAATTCAGCAATCAGACGCGGTAGGATTAATCGACCGTCGGCGTGTTCTGTTTGTGGATCTGAAAATGATGTTCAAGCCCACCACGAAGATTATGAAAGACCGCTCGATGTTGTGTGGTTATGCCTGAAATGCCATAGAGCTACTCATTGGCAACTCGGCAGGGCGTAGGGACGGCGCGAAAGCGCTGGAAGGTTAGATCTTTTCAAAGGACGTAGTACTAGGAGAGGGATGCGCCATAGAGTTAAAAATGCGCCCGATCTGTACCGGGGAACCATGGTCTACCCCGAACGCGAACGAAAGGTAATACGCGTGAAGTCAATCAGGCTTGCCGTGTCTAGTCTTTCACACATCTGGTTATGCGGGTGTGGCGGGTAACCGCACTGGACACGGCAAATTCAATTTCAATATACGGAGGAACGATGAGCAAATGGACTCCATCCCGCGCCCGCCGACTATGGCTCAGCCTTCCGGAGGGTGAGCGCGTACGCTTGGGATCGCTGATTGCGAATCCTCCTGTTGAACTGGAACCGGCGAAGCTGATCGCGGAGGATCGTTGCCCGATTCAGGCGTTGACGGAATCGGAAAATAAAGCTTTGCTGGCGTCGCTGACTCTGGGATAATAGACCGATGAAGTCGCTACTGATAGTCGCCGCGCTCTCGCTCACCGGATGCATGTTCCACAACGTGCACACCAACACCGCGCTCGACCGTACGGTGTGCCCCGATCCGCCTCCGGTTCATCCCGACGCGATCATTGGTTCGACGCCGTGCAAAGTTTTACCGGAAGCACAAAAGTAATGTGGCATTGGAAACGCAAGACGCAGTTAGATCGAATCGAAGGAAAGGTAAACAAAATGGATCTTGACATTACGAAACTTCAGGCATTCGCCGACGCGAACAAAGCGAAGGTGGAGGCCCTACTGGCATCGCAGGCGAAAGCGGTAGCGCTTCTGCAGGCGCTCTCGGCTGCAGCCGGGCAGGGTGGCTCTGTCACCCAGGCGCAGATTGACGCGGTAGCTGCCGAGCTGAGCGCGACCTCCGATGAGGCGAGCGCCGGTGAAGCTGCGCTGGATGCTGAAGTGGCGAAGGATACGCCGCCCGCGCCTGCGGGATAACGACTTCCGAGAGCCGCTGAGACTATCGGCTTTCAAGAACCCCAGGGCGTCGGGGCGGGACGGCACCATATGCAACGTACTTGTGAGATTGATCCTGGTTCCGCGCCGTATCCTCGGGGGAGGGCGGCGCGGTTTGCTTTATGATGAACAGACGCGGATTCTTCGGATTGCTTGGCGGGGCTGTCGCGGCGCTGACGCTGGACCCCGAAAAGGCGCTATGGGTTCCGGGGAAGAAGCTGATTTCGATTCCCCTTCATGGCGGAGGCAGACTACAGCAGTTCTACGTCACTGGAATCGAATATTCTTTGGGTGACTATGCTGACATTTACCTGCGGCCAGGGGATGACGGAAACATACTATCTATAAGATCAGGTTGGGCAACAGAGATCCTGAAGCCAGGTGATAGGTTCACGATCGCCGGAATGTATCAAAAAAACTGAGCATCCATTTGTGCTAGACTCTCGGCAATGAAGCAGATCGAACTAACGAAGGGCTACTGCGCCCTGGTTGACGATGATGATTTTGATTTGCTCAGTCAGCATAATTGGTGCGCGGCCGTATATCGTTACAAGGATCGCTGCATTGTAAACGCTCAGGCCGACATCAAGAGAAACGGCAAGAAATTCAGTGTCCAGATGCATCGTTTCTTGATGGGCATACCAGACTGCAAGACTGATCACAGGGACGGTAACGGACTAAACAATCAGCGAGAAAACCTGCGCCTTGCTACACATCAGCAGAACATCCACAATAGACGCAAACACCAGACCTCGACATCGGTATCCATGTTCAAAGGGGTCACGAGGAAAACTCCCGGATCTAGGTGGAAAGCCAGAATTATGCATAACGGGGTTTCTCATGACATCGGGTTGTTCACTGAAGAATCTGATGCTGCTCTTGCATACAATCTCAAGGCCGAAGAGCTGTTCGGTGAATTCGCCTGCTTCAATCGAGCTGCTGCATGAAGGGATTCATCAGCGATCCCGTGTTGATCATTCTGCTGTTGGCAACTTTCACTTTCGTCGGACTAACTATTTTCATTTCGTTGCACAACCCTAACGATGGGCAGACGTTCCAGCTTCTGGGGAATCTTTCTACCGGGTTCGCTGGAGCTGTCCTGGGGCGTGTTAAACCACAGGCGGCTCACGAAACAGCGCCAGGCACAACTGGAATCACCAAAACTGAAACATCGACTGTTCAAGTTACCCCGCCCGTCGACAAGTGACCGATGCTGTCAAAGCTGCGCTGATTGCAGGCGCTGCCTCCGTCCTAACCTGCTTCCTGACGTGGTGGCTAACCCGTATTTCCAACCGCAAACAGGCCGTCAAGCTGATTCGCTCGGGGATGAACGGGGAACTCGATAAGCTGCTCGCTATCGCTCGGGAGGGCGGCCGGCAGGACGGATTCCGGGAAGGCGTGGCGCACACTTTGAAGCGCCTGGGATTGCCACCAACGGTATAATCACAAATGTCTCGCCTTTCCGTCTAAATTCGTGATAAACTTTGCCCATGCCAGACGAAAAAGAGAAACACCCACACCCCGACCCGCATCCTCCTGTTAGCTATGATGAGACTGATCCACCCCCACCGCCTCCTCCAACTCAAGGCGGAGGACCGGGCGGCGATGGCAAAGGCTGAACAGTCGGCGATGCAGACGCCCGATCATCAGGATTGTCAGAACACGTCGCAGGTAGTCGCCGGCTTGTCGGCTATCTCTGGAGGGCTTGTTACAGCTTTCCTGACCTGGTTGAGGATGAAGTTTAGGCCGCCGGCCGATCCGCGGATACAGCGCATGGAGCGGGAGCTAGAGCAGTTGCGTACGGAGCGCAGCGAGGCTCATATTTTGGAAAACTTCAAGCGCTGGTTTCGTGATGAGGGACTGAAGGAGCTGCGTGCTGAGTTCGGGAGACGGCGGTAAACTCCACCTGCGTAGAGGCCATGTAGTTGTAGATCATCTGGGCTTCTCGATTTCTGCGCACTAGCAGCACTTTGGCGTCTTCAAGTTCTTGAGCTTGCGAAACCGATAAAGTTGCACCAGGCAGACGCCTATTGTAGTGCGGATCATTTGAGATCGCAGCAGCTATAAGTTCGGGCAGTCTATTGATTGTTAGAGTTGGACGATGCCTAATCAGCCTCTCTGCCTTAACCTGTCCGTCCCATTGATCTTCCCCTTCATAAAATCTCAAGGCTTCTGCGCGTTCCTTATCCGAGATCGGGTTGCGATCACTGTCGATGATCGATCTAACGGTTACGAAAGATCCAACCTGATCACCCATCCATTGAATCGGCTGTTCTAGCGATGGTATTTGTATTTGCTCCTGTGGTATTTCCATGTTCTCTCCTTGTCCTTTTTGTTGCGAAGATCATAGCCGCTAGCGCCACGATCTGCAGCGATTCCGTTACCAGCGTATTCGTCCACCACTCCGCGCCCGCTTCCCGGCGGCTGCTGACAATCGCTGCCAGCAGGTAGCCAGCCAAGCATCCGTGAATCCAGACGGCCCCATGTTCGTATCCTTCCCACCAAGTCAGAATCACCATCAATATAGAAACGAATAGCGCCACAAAGCCCCAGAGCTGCACGAACGCCCGGTAAGGCTCACCGGCGGCGCCGAACACCAGCGAGATGCCGGCAACCAGGCAGCCGATAGCCAGCGAGTAAACTGGTACGCTCCCCTGGTAGTTGGTGGAGCGGAAGGTTCGGGCCATGGTTTCTACGACCGCCAGGAGCATCAGCAAGGCCGCGACTTCGGTTGCAATTGATGTGGTACGCCACATAGAAGCCTCATAGAAGATGCAGCGAGCGGCTGTTGATGCGATCAGCAGGGAGAGCGTAGGGCGCACGCGGCCGAGGCTGAAGAGCAGCCACAGGCAGAGAATCAGCATCACGGCGGGGAGGATGCGGAGCGTCAGGAGCGGCATCGATTTTTTCTCCACTGGAGATCGCGCTCCTCTTCTTTCTCTGCTTCGAGCTTCGTGGCTGGATTCCCACCACAGCACATCGGAATACCGCAATTTCGATTGGAGAGGGTGTAAGTAAATCCCGACAAGTTGCAGCGGTACTCGCGCTCCTGATCGCTTTCCTCTTCGGGGCCGCTGGTGTAAGGCGCGGCCAAGTGTTCATAGCCCGAGCCGTACCCAGGAGGAGATGGATTCTGTCTATACGTAACCGAGCCGTTTTCGTTGTGAATAGCAAAGCTGTCGGCCCATGCTGATTGCTCAACGTTGAACTTGCGAGCCAATTCCCACGGTGCAGGCATTGCCTGCATGGCTCTTGCAAGCCCCGTGGGGTAGCTGCAATTGGGTTTGTGCCGCCCATTGGTCGGCTCTCCGCATTCTGCGCAACGCGCTTGCTGCATCAGGTTGGCCTGCCGCTCGATTGCGTCTGGGTCATTCTGCATAGCCTTCCATTGGCGTGCAAAATCAGCATTTGGGATATCGTTCACTCGGCTATACATTCGCGTGAAATCACCGATTGCAAGGCGTTCGTCCGGGAACAGGTTCCCTATGGTATAGCGCACCCATCCATCACGGACTTCTAAAATTCGTGCATATGTGGGAGGTAGCTTATCAGGAAAGGGGTCGCCTTCGCGTTTCTCCGCAAAAAAATACCATGATTCTCCAACTACAGGAACAGGCCACAGATCCACATGGATGGTATCCACTGGTACTCCGTCGATATAGGGTTGTGAATCAACTTCGCCGCGACCAAACAACCAATCGATTAGCCATAGCAGGCCAGCGAAGCCGAAGATGATGATGCCGAACCAGAGTAGTGTCATGGTTTCTCCATTTCGATTCCGATGTTCAAGCCGATACAAAAGGCCATATGCAGGATACTGCAAACCTTAGTCATAACAGCTATAGGATCTGATCCTGAAGCATATTCTTTGGCGACCTCGACCATCAGGATTGTGGCGTGGTCTTTGATCATCTCGTAAAACTCAGGGTTTTTCATATGCTCGGCGCGGCAAGACAAAAGATTAGCGATGAGCATGTCATCATCGATCAGAACAGATTGAATTGCTTCATCGAAGGTTTTCATGCTGCCGCCTTGGGGCGCTTCACAGCCTCCTGTAATGCCTCCACGACGTACTGTTGAAGCGTTTGCCCGCGCTCCGCAGCCCGCACAGAAACGCGGATGTGCAGTTTCGGGTCACACTTAATATTCAAACGAACGGGTTTCTCCATGCACTGATGATGCCACAGGTGACGCCGATGCGTCAACATAATTCTTCAAAATAGTGCTTGACGCAAATAACGCAATCGGCTATGATGAATTCATGAGCAGCCAACTGATGGAATCGCTTTACACGCACTCGAAACAGCTTTGCCCAAACTGCAACAAGCCTTGCACGTTTACTGAGCACAGCTCAACCAGCATCGAGACTCACGGATTGGATTGCGGGCCTTACGAATCCTTCCATGAAGAATGGCTGACGTGCAACGGTTGCGGCGTCAACACGGATGCCGATGAGCTTGAGATGCATCAGGTGGAGGATGCTTGCGAGCGCTGCCTGAAGAATGAAGGAACGCATACAGTCGGCGATCGGCGGTTATGCGTTGACTGTGCGGACGATGCCGACATGCCGGAAGATATGAGCGAAGGATGGGAGGATTAGCGATGCCATTGTATCCGTGGCCCGGTAGTGATCTGTCTAAAGTTGCTGGGCAAGAGAAGGGTTCTATGCTCAATTGGCTCAGTGAGCGATTGCGCACAGCGCAGGAAGACCTTGCGAGATTGCGCATATCTGATCCTAACGAGTTTCTTCCGGGATCGGAGGCGGTGGTGGCCGACATGCTGGCTTTGAAATCCGAACTTGAGGCGCTGGGATTCGTTTACACGATTCCCGATCATCTGAAAGACAGGTACGACAGTAACTTTGCGCCGATGGTGAGGTAAGTTATGAATCAGATTTTAGCGCTGATTGCGGTCATTAATCTTTTGTGGATGATGCGGCTCGGGGTTCAGGTATCGTTTTACAGGTCCTACTTCTTCCAAAAACAGATCAATCTCGGCAAGGACCCGGATGATGTTTTGAAGAAAGAATTCCCGTGGGTATGGAGGCTGATGTAAGATGTTGACCGTTGAACCTAGGGGCACGTTTCTAATGCTGGACGCTTCGCACATGGAAGCGCTGCGCATCGATCCGAAGGAGATCATAGCGGGATTTTTCGATCACGCTGAGCGCGTGCAAATCGGCACAGTAAGGATTGTGGAGCAATGAGGAGCGCGACCAGGAAACGAATCGGCGAGCGCTGTCCCACCTGTGGACGAAAGTATCTGCGAGCGATTCCAGCAAAGCGAGCGAAAGCGCGGCGCGGTCCGATGCGTGACCCGAAGTATAGGCGATTCTTAGCGAGCTGCACGTGCGTCATCGCAATGCTGCCGTGGCAGGAAGCGGACGGAGTTGGAGTATCACGCGAAGACTTCTGTAAGAACGCATACCCGATCAAAGGTAATCCCAATGATGCGGCGCACACCCAGAACAACGGAATGGGCAGCAAAGGTCCAGACAGTTCCTGCGTGCCTCTGTGTCGCAAACACCATGACGAATACGACGCCGGGCGCGCGGCGTTCGAAAAGAAGTACGGTGTCGACATGAAGGCGCTGGCGGCTGAGCACTGGAAACGATACTGCGTTGAGATGGGTGTCGAAGCGGACTTTGATCCCAAAGACGACTATCGCAAATGAGCGGAACTGAAGCAGCAATTTGAAAAGGAATGCAATGGAAACTGAAACGCCAACCGTTACCGGACTGAACATCCTGCGCAAGTTGCACGCCGTCATGAAGGATTGCGCCTACATCCAAAAGGACAAAGAGAACTCGTTTCACAAGTACAAATATGCGAGCGAAGCGGCCATCAAGGAAAAGCTCCACGAAGCGCTGGTTGCTCACGGCGTGCTGCCGCAGTTCAGTATCATTGGATTGACAGAGCGAACCGGCCTGGGCAAGGAAGGGAAAGAGGCCCTGACGACGGCGCACGTCCATTACCGATTCTTCGACGTGGAAAGCGGGGAATCGATCGAGGGAACCTTCTACGGGTGCGGCGTTGATCAGGCGGATAAGGGTGTTTACAAAGCCACCACTGGGGCAATCAAGTACATCCTTACGTCTCAATTCCTGATCGCGACCGGCGATGATCCCGAGAATGAGCAGGCAGCACCGGAGCCCAGATCGCGGCCGACGCGTGCGGCGGCTCCGCCGAAGCCAGCACAGACCGAAAAGTTCAAAATGGACTTCAAGATGTTGGGCTACTTCAGCACCGTCAAGGGTGAGATGAAGAAGCTGCTCGACGACGACGATAAGCGCTATTACGAGATCCTGGCGGCCA